CAATTTCATAGCCATAATCATCTGATACTTTTTCACCGTGTATTAAATGATCTGGCGCATTTAATATGTAACCACGGTCTTCACAGAATTTTTTGAGACGAGGGAAAAGTCCGACATAAAGAACAGGTCTAAGTGGTTGATATAAACGAATAGTACCATCCCACATTTTGTTCTTATATGCCGGAGTAAATTGATATCCAGCAGGTTTAAAACTGAAATACTCAGCTATTTCTTGACGTGTACCTGGGTCTGCAGTTACTAACAAATAAACCGCATTTTTTTGTTCTACATTGATCACGTCAGACATAATTAAACCTCAACTAGTGTATAGTACTATTTATTAGTACTCACCGTGTTGGAATTTCAGCACATCGATCATTGACTTGATGATGAAGTTTCTGCTATGAATTGTTTTAATGATGTCTTCAAGAAAATCTGCATTAGCAGTATGATAATCAATCTTAAGACTTAGGCGAATAATATCAGGATCAGCTTGCAAATACTTGTCTATATCAGTACGCAAGATTTTTCTTTGTGACGTCTTCCACCCACGCTCTTTAAGATCCTCTTCAGCCATAGAACCATCTAGCCATTCGCGTTTTGCAAGCTCAAGTTCTTTATAATCATAACGAAGTTTTTTTACTCGCAACGCTTCCTTATAATACATGGTATAATATTTGTTGTGTAGCTCAGGAATCTTTTTAGATTCTGCTACTAAATTTGCTTCGTCAATTTTTGCGTCTTTCGACCAGATTTCGCTGATATCATCAGTGCTCATAATATACTTTCGTTAGTGGTAAGTCCTTACATTCTTATTGTATCATAAGAACGGAGAAATGTCAACTAATTTTTTTAAAATTCATATTTGTATATCTAAAGGTTACACTACATTCTGGATATGCTATATCAGTAGAAGTTACGTCAAGATTAATTCCACTTAATGTAGTTGGAAAACATTCAGTAAATGTAAATTCAATATTTGGATTTCTTGAACTATTTTCAACTAAAACTGTTATATCAGATTTAAAACCGTATTTACTATTTTGTAAGTTTAATCTCTGATTAGAAGATTGTGGCGCACCCATTCCTTCTAACCATCTTAAAATCTCTTCATAATTAGCCATATTCTCATCTACGATAAAACTAATATCAAGCTCAGCATATTCAATACGATCTGGTACTTGATATATATTAAGTAATGGAGAAGCTTGTAATGGAGAAACCATAGATAAAGACGGTATGTTTATCTTCTGTGTGAAGAATTCTACCTTCGGAAGCCTATCTATGACGATTTTAAACGAAACTGGTGACAAATAATTTGTAATCATATGATTTTCCTATTGACATTTGATGAAAACTGTGATACTATATTTATCTGATGTGGAATTATTCTACAAAAGCCAGTTGACATTGCTGGATTTTTATGTTATAATTACATATGTAACGCACTACAATGGAGTAAAATAGTGGCTGAAAATTTTAGAATTCTTACTGCTCGACAGCACGTTCGTGAACGTATCGGCATGTACATGGGCTCGAGCTCTCAGGAAGAAATCGAGCGCTTTGTTATGGGCAATTGGAAAACTGCAAAGTATGTTCCTGCTCTGTCAAAGATGATCGATGAAATTCTTGACAACTCTATTGACGAAGCAATTCGTACTAATTTTAAATTTGCAAACAGGATTGACGTATCTGTTAAAAATGGTGTAGTTGTAGTTACCGACAATGGTCGTGGCATTCCACAAGGTGAAGTGTTTGACGAAACAAGTGGCGAAAAAATTCTTCAACCTGTTGCTGCTTGGACACGAGTAAACGCAGGTACAAGTTTTGATGACAGCCGAGTAACTATTGGTACTAACGGCGTTGGTTCTGCTGCTACAAACTTTCTTTCTTCTAAGTTCGTTGGTAGAACTTGGAGAGATGGTAAGCGAGTTGAAGTTCGTTGCAAAAATGGTGGCGAAGATGTTGATGTTGCAATTAAAGATTGTGCTGATGAGAGTGGCACTGAAGTTTCGTTTGTTCCTGACTACAGTCTTTTCGAAGTAAAAGGCTTAGACGAACTTGACACTATCGAGTTGGTTGAAGATCGTTTAACTGGTCTTCAAATGGCTTTCCCTGAAATTGATTTTTCTTTTAATAAGAGACGTATTAAAGTAAACGATCTTAAGAAATACGCTAAGATGTTTACAGGTGAAAATGGTGAAGCAATCATTGAAAAGACTGATAATCTTTCTTTCTTCTATGCAGCTTCTGAAGATGGTTTCCGTTCTAACTCATTTATTAATGGTGTTAATACTCGTCAAGGCGGCACATATGTAGACTACCTTACCAACGCAGTTCTTGATGAACTGGTAACGATGGTAAAGCGTAAGCACAAGATTGAAGTTGCAAAATCAACTATCAAAGGTGGTCTTACATTTGTAATGTTTGCAAGAAACTTTACTAATCCAAAGTTTGATTCGCAAACAAAAGAACGTTTGACTAACCCAATGAGCAACGTTCGCGATCACTCAGAAGAAGCTGGTGTTAAAGATGCAACAACTATTGCAAAGAAAATTCTAAACACTGCATCTATTATTGATCCGATTATCGAAGCACAACTTGCTAAGAAAATTGCTGCTGACAAACGTGCTGCGTTGGCTGGTCAGAAAAATCTTCGTAAAGTAAAAGTAGCTAAACACATCGCGGCTAATAGTCCAGATGCTACTCTTAAGATTGTAGAAGGTGACTCAGCTATGGGCTTCTTGCTTAAAGTGCGAGATCCTAATAAAGTAGGTGCAATGCCATTGCGTGGTGTTATTATGAACACATGGGATATGAAACCTGCTGAAGTTCTTAAGAACAAAGAATTGTCTGAGTTGATTGCTGTTCTTGGATTGGACATTAACAATCCAGATAGTGTTGATGAAATGACATATTCAAGTGTTGCTACATTAACCGACGCTGACCATGATGGTATTGGACATATCAGCCCATTGCTTCTTGCTTTCTTCTTTAAATTCTGGCCACGTTTGTTTGCTGAAAAGCGTGTAAAGATTACTCGTACACCTATCATGATTTCATCAAAGAATGATGATGTTAAATGGTTCTACACATACGAAGAAGCAAGCAAATTTAAATCAAAAGAAAATGGTTACAAGCATCGTTACATTAAAGGTCTGGGTTCATTGACGGAATCAGAATACGACCGTATTATCAACAAACCACAATATGATATTGTTACAATTGATGATGCAAAAATGATGGAAATGATGTTCGGCGAAAGTGCACAACTTCGTAAAGATTACATGTTTTCATAAGAATAAATGTTGACAATTGCGCAAAACTAGTGTATAATGGATATATTAAGTGAGGAAATGTAATGACCCTAGAAAAATTTGCAGTTGACAAAAACTCAAATGACTATCCAATTTCGAAAGTTGCGGCTAACGAATGGCTGTCATTTGCTATGTACACTGTGGAATCTCGTGCGATTCCAAACATGATTGATGGCTTAAAGCCAGTTCAACGATTCTATCTGTATTCTTCTATCCTCAACTCCAAGCGAGACTTTAAAAAAGTTTCTGCAGTTGCTGGTATTATTTCAGATTATGGATACAATCACGGTGAAGGTTCAGCTGCTGGTGCAGGCCAACTTATGGCAGCTACGTGGAATAATAACATTTGTCTTGTAGAAGGCCGAGGTTCATTTGGTACTCGTCTAGTTCAAGAAGCAGGTGCTGCACGTTATGTGTACACTCGACTACACGAAAACTTTGATAAGTATATTCGTGACGTTGATCTTGCTCCTGCGCATGAAGATCCTGAACACGAACCACCAGCTTTCTATGTACCAGTAATTCCGCTAGTGCTTGCAAACGGAACTAAAGGTATTGCTACCGGCTTTGCTACAAACATTCTTCCACGAAGCCAGAAATCACTTTGTAAAGCTGTTAGTGAGTATCTATCCACTGGAAAAATTGCAAGGCGTTTACCGGTTTCGTTTCCTGAATTCAACGGCACGGTAGAATACGATGCAGCTGAAGAGCGTCATATCGTATATGGTAAGTTCGAAAAAGTAAGCAAAACAGTTTTGCGTATTACAGAAGTACCTTACGGCCTTGATCGCGAATCTTATGTTAAGACTCTAGACAAACTGGAAGAAGATGGTGATATTGTATCCTACGACGATCTTTGCGATAAAACTGGTTTCTCTTTTGAAATAAAGCTTAAGCAAAATACTTCTTCTGGCTGGGATGACGACAAAATTATTAGTAAGTTTAAGCTCAGTAAACCAATGAGTGAAAACCTTACTGTAATCGACTTTAAAGGTAAGCTTCGCGAATACAAAGATGAACGCGAACTAATTAAAGATTTTGTTGAATACCGCATTGGTATCCTAGGCAAGCGTATTGAACTACGTAAACAAGAAGCTAAAGAGTTAGCTCGATGGTTGAATGTTAAAATGAACTTTATTCAAGCTGTGCTTGATGACAAGATTGTTTTTAAGAACAAAAAGAAGAAAGATGTTATTGACCAGATGGTTGATGCTTTGATTCCATTAGTGAATGACGATGCAGAAAAACTATTGCGTATTAACATCATGAGTCTTACAGATGAAATGGTAAAGTCTCTAGAAAAAGAAATTAAAGAAGCTGAAAAAGATCTTAAATTCTGGCTCAAAGAAACTCCAAAAAATCAGTTCCTAACAGATCTGGAAGGAATTTAATGAAAATTAATGTTACTGATCTTGATGTCACGCTAACAGAAAACTTTATTAGATTTTGTTGTGTAGAGTTAAATACTTACCCAGATATTATTACTGTAAAAGGGCGAGATGAACCATTAAAAGATAATGCTCTTGGACTTTGTCATGAAATAAATTGCGAATATAAATATCTTATAACTATTGCTAAACAAAATAGAAGCGTTACAGATATATACACTACGCTAGCGAAAGAAATGATTCAAATCAAAAAGTTTATGAGCCATGATTTTGTAACTGAGACTAGTGAAAAAATTGTGAAAAAATATGTTGACAACCTCTACAACGTAGTGTAAAATTAATACTTAAGGCAGGAAAACAAAGTGGAACTTGAAACAGCAGAAATGATTTTGTATAACCTGGTATTCTGGACAGTGTGGTATCACATTTCCATGCTGCCAGAAAAACTTATGCAGCATTTAATTGACACTTATTAAATAGGATAACGCGAGAGTGGAGAAATGGTATACTCAGGAGACTTAAAATCTCCCGTCTGTAATGGGCATACGGGTTCGAGTCCCGTCTCTCGTACCAAAATTATATGATGAAAAAGGCTTATATGAGCATTGAACATTTGATTGTCGGAGCAACCGGCATTGGATATCTGATCGTTGGAATATTGCAATGGTCAAAAGGTGAAGTTTCTAACGGTATGATCTGGACTGGTTACGCGTTTGCGCAAGTTGGTTTGTGGATGAATCTCAAATGAGAATGCATGTACTAGTAACTGGTGCAACTGGCTATATTGGTAGTCATGTTTGTAAACTTCTTGCAGAACACGGTCACGATGTAGACGGTTGGGATACAAACATTCACGGCCAACATAACAACGTATTGAAGTATGTAAGCAACTTTAGCGAAGCAGATGTTACACAAACACATGGCCCGTATTATATGTATGACGCGGTTGTTCATTTAGCTGGTCGTAGTGTTGTACCAGACTCTTTAAAAGAGCCAACAGAATACTATCGTGTAAATGCTATGGGCACTGCAAACATGTTCAACAGAGTTGATACTGATAATTTTATCTTTGCTAGTACATCAAGCGCATGGGAAATGGCTTCACCATATGCTAAAAGCAAAGTAGCAGCAGAAGATATTATTAAGGAGAAATCAAGTGGCCACACTATTTTTCGCTTTTTTAACGTATCTGGTACTGACGGCGTTAATAGGCAACTCGGCGCTCCCTCTCATCTTATTCGTGTTGCTGCTATGGCTAGTGCTGGTAAATTTGCCAACATTAATATATACGGCAATGATTATGATACTCGTGATGGTACTTGCATTCGCGATTATATCCACGTTGTGGATCTTGCTTCTGCAATTGTAAAGGCTGTTGAGAATGGTCCTATGAATACTCCGTACGAATGCCTTGGTAGTAATACAGGATTTAGTGTTCTAGAGGTTTTGGACACTATGGAGAAAGTTACAGGTAAAAAACTTAATCGTATTATTTGTGGCCGCCGAGAAGGTGATGCAGTCGCGTCTGTTGTTGATAGACTCAGTGACTATGCTACACTTACTAAAACTATTGAAGACATGTGTTTAGATCAATATAAATTAGAGATTTCGAAATGACAAAATACGTAACTACAATTCTTAAAGTAGCAGTTCATCGTGAAGAAGAAAATCCAGTGTTCGGTGAAGGCAATACTTTTGTTAGTATCGAAGACGAAGCTGGCGGTCCGTTTATTATTATCGAACAAGACGACTACGAGTCAAACAGAACCATTCGCATAGACTATGAAGAATTGCTTGCTATCAACGAAGCTGCTAAAATGCTAATGCATCAATTGTATGTAGAAAAAGCTGCTATGGAAAATAGTA